AATCTATCCAGACCCTGCTCCGACTGAATATTTGTCAATATTGGTGTCACAGCATTGCTAAATTTGGCCAGCGTTTCTGCCCTATTCGGCTCGAAGAGAAGTGTGTTTGCAACAGCTCTCACCCTTCTTCTCACTTCAATAAGCAGGCGTCTAACATTCACTCTGTCCAGAGCGCTGGCATTGGCCAATAGTGTCTTCTGTCCGAAGACAGCCACATTTGGATGATGTGGGAATTTTGCCAAGGGATTGATGTCAGCTTCGTAAAGCTCATCTAGATTTGTCTGATTTAGCTTCACCTGTGATTCCACGACTGATCCGAGGGCACCCCGTGTAAATCCTGCTGGAGCATACCACGGATGTTTAAGCGCGTCGTTTAATGACATCGCGCCAAGAACAGCAACAGACGGTGGACACTGAACGTTGGTCTTTGTGGTCGGATCCGTAATGACAACATCTGGGAAATATGCAGCTGCAAAGGAAGAGTCCATATTTCTATTGGTGAATCGCTTCACCGTATTTGACACATTGATAATCTGATCTGCTGATGACGTGACAAACATGTCGATGGTGTCCTTCTCCTCAACATCCATGACGTAAAGCGCATCAAATCTTCTCTCTACAGAGTCTATCGCGAAGTCTGTAATTGATGTGTGTCGAATACCAGGGGTTGTCAAGATCTGGATATCGACATCAGATTTCTGCTCCATGACATCGATGGCCTTTCGATAGGCCGCTACTGTTGGTCCAGATGTTCCACCCTGATCGCTGGCATTATCCATCTCTCTACGACAAGCCATATCTGTGAATTTGGCCTTATCCTCATTGAAGATATTGACGCCATCGAACCCGCCCTGAAGTGGGAATGTGAACTTCAAATATTTTCTAGACGGAAGGTGTGCCAAATCCGTAGAAATGTTTAATAGTCTTGTCTTGGTCGAGGAGTTTCCGTTGACATCTGATATGGTGGCTGTCACCCTTCCATTTCTTCTGTAAGCTGCTGCGGCCCATTGGCCCACATCAGGCAATGCGTTTGACCCAGTGATGACCTGAATTCTCTCTAGGGTGAAGATGTTATTATTGAATCTATCAGCATCGAGAATTGATCCTCCGACATCGGGTGTTCCCTCGTTGGCTCCAACGAGGACATTCTGATTGTTGGTCAAGTGTCTTGGAAGATATCTCACAAAACTTCTAACGGTCTCATCTAGCTTTTGAAGTTTATTCGGTCGATCCACAAATGACTTCTCTTCAAACTGAATTCCCCACGATAGGGCAGAGCTGGCACGTTTCTTGCGACCCGTGCCCTTGGCGACTGACTCTCTAAATGGCACAGGAAGCTGAACTAGGCGCCTGAGCGACCCTGTAAAGAATGTATGGTTGGGGCCCAGGAGCTCCGACTCCTTGAAAGACGCCGAACCTGTCATTGAGTCGTCGGCTCCGTAAAGACTGCCATCAGTATTGAGGGTTGAACTTCCTGACGTCACCATGTGGTGCAATCCTCTAAATCCTACTGGAAGAGCAGAATCGTCGATGGATCCCTCATCTAGCTTAGCAGCGGTCTCTACACGAATGTACTGTGAAATATTCTTGTATAAGCCGTCCACGACGAGCTTTTGTCCGCCGGCTTTCTTATCAAAGTCATAGAACGTGTGTGTATCCCCGATCACACGAGCTATGTAACGATCACTGGATGGGTCCAGATCGATCTTAGAATATTTCTCCAAGACCTGAGTGTACTCGTCAGAGTCATCGAATCTTCGTACCAGAAGATCAAATGATCCAAACTTTCTATTCTCATTCGTTGAGGCAATAATATTATCAATTGTGATCTTGAATGTATCTGATCCTGCCTGGCCGTCGTCGAGTGCATGAATCTTAAATAGATTCTCATTCGTTCCGCCAAACTTCTGAGAAATTACAAAAGGTGAGAATGCTGTTCTGAACCTATCGTCGAATCCTTCCAAGTTGGGTGGTGCAATGGCTGTTGTTGTGGATGCAGCCGAAGTATTTCTGCTGCCTGTCGAGTGAATAATAAACGCCGTCGATACACCAATGTGATCTGATCCGGAATAATCATTATAAGGCGTAATTGAGGTACCTGTTGGAACTGCAAAAGTGTCCTTGATTTGCCAGTCTGAATAGAGATAGTGGCCTGCTTCTTCTATCTTTGTCGGATCCGTGTTGAAGAGGTTCCTGAAGTTATTGGGAGCTGTTGGATCGAATGACGCAGTGATTACTGGCAAATAAGAGTCTGACTTCTTAAAACCGTTAAGAATCATAACAAACTCTTGAAGCTTGCCATCAGAACCGTAATTGATATCACCAAAAGCCAGGCCTTGGTCTACTGCTTTGGCGCAGGACGTCAAGCCCTGAGAAGGGACACCCGAGTCCAGTGGCTCATTCTTCGAGGGGGTGCGGAGACCTGTCGTCATGGTTGGCACAACGCCTGATGGGGCGAAAACGATCCCTCTGACTATCGGTTGGGCGCGCCTGGTGGCAGGCGCGGCGTCCGTGCCGCCGGTGAAAGCCGACACAACAACAACATCGGCGTTGGCTGAATCTGAGTCTTCAAGTGCACCAGTAATATTTCCGACAGACCCGGCGGCATCCATCTCCAGATCAATTTGAGTGGTGTTGTTTGTTCCAGCGGATGCTGTAATACCTTGTACGCCGTTTGTCCCGTTTCCCGATGTTGCATCGGCAATGAGCGAGTCGGCAGTGCCATTGATGGCTTTAATAATGAGGGCAGCGATTTCATCATCATCTTTACCATCAATTCCAATAGCAATCTGGTTCTCGGCAGCGGCGGGGTTTATTGTCTGGTCTTGATCCAAAAGGATTAAGGTCGCGCCCTCGCCGCCCGCGGGGGCAGTAATTGTTATAGTGAATGTATTGTCCTGCGTATTACCAGCACCGGCAGTGTTGATTGCATCTGCAGCTCTTGCTTTTATAGCTATCTGTGAGCCGCTGATTGCAGACATGAGGCCCGCGTCAGTAAAGACTGTCGAGCCAGCTGACTCTGACATGAAACAGCCTAGAATATAAGCTCTTCCCAATTGGTTTCCCAAATGCGCGTAGGGTTGGCCAGCCGGGCCGGCCACAGTTCCCTTGTCCAGAACCGGAGCGTCGCCTACAACGAATCCTGCATTTGTGACCTGACCTTCGTCATTTCTTGCTTTTGCATTTCCGACGCCGAGTAACCTAACGTAAGTTCCTGCGTGGGCTCTCCTCATCCACTCATTCATCGCGAGTGGGCCAAAAGCCTCTCCATCTGTATTGCCGAACTTTGCAATAAAGTCCTGGAAAGTCGCGACTGTTATAGGAACAAAAGCGGGGCCGCGTCGGGATGTGCCGATCACACCTGCTGGAACGCCAGACGGCTTCCTAGTTGTGGGCCCACTTAGATCGATCTCTCTTGTGCTAACGGCCGGGCTTAAAAAAGTTTTTTCTGCCATTGAGTTGTCTCCTGGATCTTCCTCTTATATACCTATCTTTTACTCAAACGCCACGCCACTATTTGTGATGATAAAGTCAACAGAAATGAATTCAACCGCTCTTGTTGGAACGACGATAATTCTCCCATTGAGTCTATTGGCCTCCACATCAGCCGGCGTGTTGTTTGACTCATCCATCACTACCTTAAACGACTCAATTCCCTGGTGCAACTGTATCGCAGCTAAAGCAGGTATGACATTACCAGTAAATCTCGCTCTAGTTTGAGAATTGTTCGGCTCAAACAGGAGATTATTTGCAATTCCTACAACAACTCGCTTGATTTCAAGCATGAGTCGTCTCACATTCACACGATCCAACGCTGACTTAGCAAATTGTAGTGTCTTCTGTCCGAAGACAACGAATCCTGCATTTGGAAATACTGCAATTGGATTTATTCTAGCATCGTATAAAGTGTCTCTATCTGTCGAAGATAGTCTATTTTCAACATTTGTCACGAAACCTAGAGAACCGCGATTGAAACCAGCGGGTGCGAACCAAACGTGTGATGCTGAATCTGACGCAGCGAGCGCTCCGAGAGCAGCAACTGATGCAGGCACCTTAACTGTTTGATTGTTGGTCGCGTCCCCGATGAAAACATCAGGAAAATATGTCGCGCCGTAGTTATTATCAAGCGCTCTTGACTCAAAGTTTTCTGATGTCTCTCTGACGTCTACCCTAGCTGAAGAATCATCATATAGACGATTTCCGCCCTCATCATACTTGAGTGAATCCATCACGTAAATTGCCATTGAGTAGTCGCGTGTCTTATCTAGGGCATGATCGGTGACAAAGGGCTCTCTCACGCCTGGAATGGCCAAGACGTTAATGTTAGAAGCAACAGGATCTGTCATGATCTCTACGGCCCGTCGAAGCGAAGCATTAGCATTTGATTTTCTTCCTTCGCCCATTTGATTGTCGCCAGTAGATACCGATGCACCTCCAAGCGTTGTCAATCCAACATCTGGATCGCCGTCGTTAGATTTTCCTCCTGCGTCAGTTGAAAAGGCTCGATCTCTAAAGAACTGCGCGTCGCGGTCCAGAATATTAAGACCGTCGAAGCCTCCATGGAAAATGTTCGTGAATTTAGCATACGGAGTGAATCTATTGAAATGGATAGAGCTCGTGTGAATCATCGATGCAAACGTCAAACGATTCGCTCCGATAGTGGTTCTATCACTAATTGTGTACGAATTTCTATCTGGAAGGCCGTTTCGAATATAAGCCGCCTCGAGCATGTGCTCGCGAGCCGTTCCCGTAACCTCGCTGAAAACATCCTTCAGCGTATTATTCGTTGATCTGTTGCCGAGGGCGACCCTCGCCAGCGTAAATTTGTTAGAGTTGAAAACATCAACGCCAGACCCTGTCACCAGCACGTCCAGCTTCTCAATTCCCTGGAACTTTGTATATGCCGCAATCAGTGGGTTGATTGTATTACCCAAGTTTGAATTTAGCACTGGATTTGAAATCGCATTGGACGTGGGAATTCTTACATTGTTAACTCCCCAATAGTACCTAGTATCAACCCTCTCTTCTGTTGAGGGATCACCAACAAATGTAGGTTCAACAGCAGAATT